ATAAAACATTAGCATTATGAAAGCTCTAACAATCCTATCAAAATTAGAAGAATTAATCAATTCGTTCGGTCCTCAATGGAATTTATTCGGAGTACTGGATGATATTAAAGCTTTATTGTGTGAATTAAGGCAGGAAATCGAGAGCACAGGTATATATTAAGGTGTTGGTTTATTCATACTTTTCATATGTGATTTTTTCATAGTATTAGGTTTAATTGTTAGGAAATGCCGTACACTGGGAAGTGTACGGCATTTTATTTATTTCAAATACGCTTTCATTTCATCAATTGCCTGCCCGACACTACGAACAATAACATACTTGCTTCCGCACGCTTCTGCCTGCTGTTGAAAGATTAGTTGTTCATCCGATTGATCGCCTTGCTGTGTTTTAAACTCCATTAGAAGGCTTGCAAATCCCTTTTTAGGTATAAGCAGGATCACATCGGATATCCCTGGCTTCAATCCTTGCCGTTTTAGGTTTTTTGCCTCAATCGCATTACGTGAACCGCCATTAGGAACTGCAAAAAGTAATTTATCTGGAAGCCTGGGGAAGAACGTTGGAACAACTTTAAAGAATTCACTTTGGATATCTGCCTCTTCGTGACTTATCTTCCTTTTTGACTTAGCAGGTTCTGCAGCATCTTTTTTATTCGTGTAGCAAAGATAACAGACAAATCCTTCTTCTGTTTCAATAACCGAAGCGGTCGTTTTTCCGCAATGAATACATTTTTCTGAACTCATGATTACTTGCTAATTTGTGTATTCATGTTCATACCCTCATTCATCCAACTTTGATCTTGAATAATTCTGAATGTCTTTACCTCTGCCCATGATGTTATTCTAACTGTCAAATCACCAAGTCCGTAATTCTTTTCAATCAACTTATCCAGTATGTTTTGCTCCATCTTAATAGTATCTATGATATCGGAGTTAGTAGATCGAATATATCCTGAAATTTCACTCATTACGATGCCGGCCAAAGTAAGTTCTGGGTGTGAAATTGTATTATACAGCATGAATATATCTATGATAGAATACGTCATAACTGATTTAACGGTTATTGTCTTACCATCCAGCGTTGATATGGTCTGAATAGGCAAATCAACCGTTCGCAACCTAATTTGTTGAATATAAATTTGGTCGATAAACGGGATTTTAAAATAAAACCCTTCTTTCAATACTTTACAGTTCCTACCAAGTCGAACAAATACGGCCTGCTCCCATGGGGTAACGATAAACCACCAAGAAAATACTTCTTTTATAAATGAAATTAATTGCCCAAATACTTCCATAATCTATTTTTGATTTAAATTAAATGCTTTATTCTTCGTCTTTTAATGATTTAAACTTCCCAAATACGGACTCACAAACTTTTCTCATTCCATCTAATAATTCTTTACCACCAGATTGATATCTTGATAAGAATATCCATTTGTTGGATTCGGCATCGTCATAAACTAACATTGCAGCTTTAGTTTGTAATCTGTCGACAGCTGCCTTTAAGATTTCTTCATCTGTCAGTTCAGAAATTGGAAGTTTGCGAAGTTCACGAATGTTTCTCATCTTGCTATTTGTTTTCTTAGTGAATGAAACCGATAATATGTACTTTCAAGTAGTTTAATTATTCGTTTATCCGTTGCCTTTTCCTTTGAAAGCTTAGGAGCCGGCTTAATTATTCTAAAATATGGATGAACATAAGTAATATCAATATAAATCAGTCCGGCGAACTCCGGAACTTCATCAATTGAAATAAGATCTTTCGGAACCAGGTAATAAATGTAATTCACACGGGATCCGGATTGAAGTATGTCATATTTCATTTTATTACACGGCTTCCATACTCCATCTATTTTTTCGTATCCATCGCGTTGCTTCTTTGCATCGGATTTAAAATCTGCCCGGGTAATCTTAACCTCATATTCATAAAGATACCCTGAACCTGTCAGTTCAACTATATCACACTCCCAACTTCCAATATACGTGTTAGGAAATACCTTTGTTTGTGGTTTCCTCCGGATCACGTCATTGATATATGATTGTATTATATCGTTTGCGGATAGTTTTTGATCTACGAATAAATTAGGTTGATTATTCATATACGGATTTCCAATAGTCGCAATCATCACAATTTTGAATACAGCCAATACTTTCGCCACATGATTGATGTGAAAATGGATTATCATTCGTACATTCGTATGTATCTTCAGGAAATTCGTAATTCCATAACCCCAGCTGGCCCTTGACTCCCAAAATAGGTTTATCAAATAGAACCGGATTGGCAAGAACATAGTGAAATTGACCTACTACAGCCCAAATAGATGGATGATTTTCTACGCAATCAATTATCTCGACTGATCCAATAATAGCAGACGTTTCACAATGAACAACACAATCCTTAGTTTTATCAATGATCTCTTTGTATTGTTCGGGTGTAAAGAACTTTTCAGGATAATCATAAGTATATGCCTTTGCACTCGCATGAATCAAAATTCTACCTCTGAAATGAGTTCTACGAGGTCGGTTTTCGATATCTTTAATCCCAGCACAGATTAAATAAGCCCATGGTTGTTTTACTGATAGTGTTTTCATAATTAAAATGGTAAATCCGAAGATGAATAATTGTAGTTAGTTTGTTGTTTTGGATGTTTTCTAAATGGTATCGAGTTTCGGCCATGTTTTAAAATATGAATTGAGTTGTATATCCAGTTACGTGGAAGCCACCACATATTTCTCCAACCTAAACCAGTTTGTTTATACCATCTACTAAGATATCCTTTTTCGTATACGACGAATACAACAAACAAGGCAAAATCAGTATATTTAGTGTTCGAATGATCAATGTATCCATTGAATACTTTTACGCTCTCTGTTGGCTTTGTATAGGTTTTTGTTAGAGGCTGATGAAATACGTATTTCCCAAACTGAATTACATCAAGCCAATTCCAAACAGGTTTCTTATACCAACCAGTTCCTGAGCAATTCCAACAGATATCAGAATCCAAATTACTATCAAAATAGTAATGTATTCCTCCTCCATGGCAACTGAAGCATTTTTTCCCTTCTATAAATTATACCTCAATATCAATTTTTTTTCCGTATTTACTAAGTATTTTATTCTTGATTGGGTAGAATCTTTTATCTTTTGATTTATTAGCATGGAAAAGAAGCCATGGTAGAAAATATTTTTTCATGTATTTTTCCCTTTCGATTTTTGAAAATAAATACTTTCCCGGTCTTCTCTCTCCGATGCGAAACAAAGTGGATCTTTAATTCCTTTAGGGCAATTTTCGCCCTTTTCTTTGAAATAACATACTCCGCAATGAAATTGAGGATAAGTTACTCTACAAGTCAATTTCATATCCTGGTGGGTAGTCTGTTTGTCGACCATTAAATTCTTAAAATTCTTCACGCTTCCTGATGTATTAGTTCGAAATAAACCCTTTTCCAGTCTCTTCTTTCTGCCGGTGTACATTTTACCTCATAGCATGTATCGCTCATTTCTTGGTGATCAAAACAGCACTTGCGGCATACTGGAATAGATTCCTTACCTTCATGTAATACGCATATCACATTTTCTTTACCAACCGTACCGGATTGTCCGATATTAAATTCTTGTTTTTCCATAGTTCCGGTTTTAAACTGCTGATTTTACTTCTTCGACAGGATCCAGCGTTTTTTCTTCAAAAACGAATAGTATACTCTTGCAAACATATTTCTCCTGCAATTTTTCCCTGTAAGTCTCAATATTTTCTGTTTCAACTCTTTCTTTCAGGACGAGCTTGTCGCCGTTTACCATTTTTAAAGTCGCTTTCGTTATCACGTACATAATTTTTATTTTTTAGTTAAACATATTCGCTATTAAGTCCAAAGTGCTCTCTGATATTTCATCGCTTCCACCCATTACAGCGTTAGCGATTCCTTTTTTTGTTTGAATGATTTGATAAACCCGTTCATCAATCGTATTACGTCCTGAAAAATATCTACCGGTTACGCTATCTTTTTGCCCCATTCTATGTGCCCGGTCTTCACATTGGCAACAATCGGCATCGGTCCAGGGAAACTCAACGAACAAAACATCGGAACTTGCTGTTAGCGTTAATCCGACACCAGCGGCTTTTATCGAACAAATAATAATGTTCGTTTTAAGGTTATTTTGAAAACTATCGACAGCTCGTTGTTTTTGTTCCTGGTTTTCCCTTCCTGTAACTGATACTGCGGAAGGGAAAGCATGTTTAAGCTGATCAACCACAATGTGAAGCGAACAGAATATAATTACCTTTTTTCCGCTCTGTTGAAAGTCCTTTACGTAATCAATAACCTCTTTTACTTTTCCTCTCGCAGTGATTTGCCTTAGTAGAGTAAGTCGTACCATGGCAGCGCTCCTGAGTGCGTTCTTGATATTTTTATCGGTGGCCTCCTTATATTGCTTCAGGTACTCTTTTAAATTGTTCTCTGCAAACTGATATTCCTCTCGGTTGCTTATTTCAACTGTTACCAATTGCCTAACTTTTTCAGGTAGTTCTTTCAAAACCTTTGCTTTTTCCCTGCGGAACATGCAATGTTCGTAAAGCATTGCACTCAGTACTTTTAAGTTTGATGATTCAGTAGGACCAGCACAGAATTGCTTTTGAAAACTTATGCTTCCTCCGAAATCTTCAAGTTTCCCAATAAT